TTCCAGTTCTTGATATGCATTGGGATTATAAAAATAAGAAGAAAAAGGTGACTTTGTACCATCCTTATCATAAGGACTAGGATCAATTAGTCTTTGCTTCTGAACGTCAGATCTTGTGGTTCTAGCTACTAATTTTCTATGAGTAGGTATGGTTCCGCTACGTGCTGCCATCTAAATAAGATTATGACTTATCATACTATGTATATGACTTTTTATGGCTTATAAAGGCAAGTTTCGACCAAAGCGACCTAAAAAATACAAAGGTGACCCCACACAGATCATTTATAGATCACTTTGGGAAAGAAAATTCATGGAATATTGTGATCTAAATGAAAGTATAAGTCAATGGCAGTCTGAAGAATTCTGGATTCCATATAAAAGTCCACTAGATAATAAAATACATAGGTACTTCCCAGACTTCTTTATTAAATATAGAGACGCTCGTGGTAAAACAAGAAATGTTGTTATTGAAGTTAAACCAGCAAAACAACTAAAGATGCCCAAGAAGAATCCTAAAAAGAGAACTAAATCATGGGCATATGAAGTACAAACATACGTTGTTAATCAAGCAAAATGGAAAGCAGCAGAGTCTTACTGTGCTGATAGAAAGTATGAATTTAAAATTATGACAGAAAAAGAACTAGGAATCGCATGATTGGAGAAGAAATTCAAAGAAAAGCTGGTAAGAAATTCAGAAGTGGAGATTGGTATATCTCCGAACTGGAAAATGCCTTATCGTCTGTACAAGATCCAGACATTAGTGAATCTGACACATCTGGATTCAGTGTTGGCAGTCTTTTCTTCTTTTCATATGGTGCAAAATATCCAGAAAAATATGAATTTTGGGATCTACAACCACTATCTTGTGTTCTCAGATTCTATAAAGATGGGTTCCTTGGATGTAACTTACATTATATAAATCCTGATTATCGAGATTCGGTTGCAAAAGGTTTACTAAATAGCGGTGGTGGCACCGTTGTGCCAAAAAATAGCCTACACAAATACCTATATGAAGGTATAGGCAACCTCTATAGAGTCCCTGATGATGAAGACTGGGGAAGTATATCTCTACTACCTACAGAAAAATTTATGGATAACAAGGGCAGAAAATATCCCAAACATAAAGCCTTCAACTGGAGAAAATAGTGGTAGCAACAATTAACATTATATCTAACTCAGGTTATGGGGAAGAAGTAAACGCTGGAGAGATAATCGAACAGGGTGTAGCTGGTGGTGCAATAGAGAGATATAAGATATTCTATGAAGATAATGGCAAAACAACTATAAGACCAGTTGATAGTCTGGGAAACCTTCTTTTAAATAGATCACCAATATACACTGATGGAAAATGGGATACTTCCCAAATAAGTGGTTCCAATATTGGAGGTGCAAATAATCCAAGTTGGTTATCTCCCAAAGAACAAGAAAGAATTCATGCCTCTGTACAGAAAGGAGTAAAGAAACACGTATCAGCAACAGGTGGAATTGAACCATCATGGGTATCCCAAGACGGTTTTACTGATGATATTCCATCATCTTCGGCATATGACCAAGATGTACAAACAAATAGTATTAGTGAAAACCCCAATGAAGCTGAAAGTAGCATGTATTCTGATACAGAAGCTTCTAATCAAAGTGATACCGCTCAAGGTTTAAGTGCTAATGATGTTCAAGCAGCATATCAAGCTGAACTAGCGGCAAGAACATCAGGTGGACAAAGCGCACTAGAAGAACAAGCTGCGTTCATGGAGAATGAAGAAGACATAATGTTCAAAAAAATTGTGAAGTATCCTATGGATATGTCCAATACTATGGATCATATGTACTTCCAATGTTATACATATCAAGCTCCATATGCAGCAACCATGCGTGGAAGTTATGGTGAGGGATTATGGTCAGATGGAGCGGAAAGAAGTTCTGGTCTGGCATTCGGTGCATCAAGAATGTCACCATACAAGAAGAAATTAGGTGCAGGTATTAAACTACCCATGCCTAATAATATGTCCGATTCCAATGCTAGGAAATGGACTGAAGGTGATATGAACACGGCGGCAATGGGTGCTGTTCAATCATCAAGTAAAAAAGTTGTAAGCAGTTTCTTTGATGTATTTGGAATTGGTAATTTCATGAGAAAAACCTCTCAACAAATGGAGAGGTTATCACAAACAACTGGTAGGGCTAGCATCATAACAAACCAAATCAGTCAATTAGCTGCTGATATGGGATATGATGTACCACCAGAAGCAATCATGCAAAGAAGTGTAGGTGTTATAGCAAACGCAAACACAGAACTTTTATTCTCTGGTGTATCACTCAGAGCATTTGAATTCCAATGGTTAATGAGTCCAAGAAATCGTTTAGAAGCACATAACGTAAGAATGATTCTTCGTGCATTTAAACAATGGTCTGCTCCTAGAAAATTGAAAAAAATTGGTTCTGGAGAAGGAGGGGGCATCAATAATAACCAAACTGGAGAAGCAGCAGGAGTAGGTCAAGCAGGTGGTCCTTCATACTTCCTAGGAACACCAAACATATTCAGACTAAGATATGTAACTGATAATAATAAAGATATCCTAGGTGTAAATAAATTTAAACCATGTGCATTAACACAATGCGACATTAACTATACGCCAGAAGGACAATGGATGGCATATGAAGGAGGTATGCCTGTTTCTGTTAGTATGACATTACGATTCAATGAATTGGAACCCGTCTACAATACAGATTATAGTCCAAGAGTTGCAGCTGGAAGACAACACAATCCAGCAAGTGATAATGACCTTGGAGATCTAATGCCAATAAGCATTATTAAACAATATGATGAAAGATCATCAGACGTAGGTTACTAAAATGTCAGGATATTTTTCATACTTCCCAGACTTATATACGCCATCTCGGATGTCCGACAGGTCATCTAACGATGAATTTATTCGTGTAAAAAATATCTTCAGAAGACCAAAACTTCGTGAAGATATCCTAAGTGTTACAACTGCCTTTGAAGATTATGTAGTTCTAGGAAATGATAGGCCAGAACAAGTCGCATACAGACTCTACGGAGATCCAAGACTTGATTGGATTGTTCTGACTGCAAATAATATTACTAAGGTACAAGACGAATGGCCTTTGACTGACGTTGAATTTAGAAAATTTATCTTAGCAAAATATGGTAGTGAAGAAAAATTACAAGAGACCCACCACTACCTAACAAATGTATTCCGAGATGACAAGAATAGAACAGTACTTCCAGAAGGATTAATAGTAGACTCCGATTTCAATTGCAGTTACCTAGAAAGAAACAAGATCAGACAAACAGAAGTCACATATAGTGGAACAACTCAACTGAATACACTATCTACAGTGGATAATGTAGGAACAGTTAGAGATTCTAATGGCAATATTATTAAGAATCCAAAGGTATTCCCAGTGACTCACTATGAGTATGAAGAAAACCTCAATGATGCCAAGAGAAGAATAAAAATATTAAAACCAGACTTCTTAGATATTGTTATAAGTGATATGGTTAAGATCATGAAGTATAAGAAATCTTCTGACTTTATGAGTAAACGAGTCAAGATGACATTTAACCCAAGACTAAGTGGGCAATAAAAAAAGGGGTCGTAAGACCCCTTTTCTTTTAGGACTTACCAGTACACAGGGCCTAAGACTCTGCGAGTTGCTGGAAATAAGTCAATGCATCATCTTCCTCTTCCGTGGTTTCCTCACTTTTGGCTGCAGCAGTGAGTTTACTTAACTCATCATCTACTGGTGCCTGGACTTCACGATGGTTGTCCTCATCAGCAACCTCTGGATCCTGATAACGTAATGAACCAGTTGGCAATTTAGTACCAAGAACTGTGTCCAAACGTGCTTTCAAAGCATCATATGACTTAAACTGATCATCAGCAGTAAATTCACTGAGATCATAGATCTTGTTATAGATCTCTTCCAATTTATCATCATCATCTAAAAGTGCCTCAACCTTACCGAACTCTGAACTATCATAGTTCCAGAATCCTGCAACCTGTTTGATCTTCAACTTGAAGTTAGCACCTTTCCAGAAATCAAAAGGATTGATTGGATCTTCATCTTCAAACTCAGGTTGCATGGAAGCAGTGATCTTATCAAAGATCTTCTTACCAAACTTATAGAGTTTGACTTGTCCTTCATTTTCAGGATTACTTGAATCCTTCACAACATAAACATTTGCATAATAGGAAAGTTTACGCTTCTGTTTACGAGCAATGTCCTTATCAGACTCTCTACCACTATTCCATAGACTACGGTTCAATTCTCCAACAGGATCATCTTTACCGAGCGTGGTCAAAGAGTTTTCAATATACCATCCACCTGGCCCTTGGAAAGCATGACTCCATACTTGAGTCCATGGCAATTCACAATTAGCATGTGCAGGAAGAAATCGAATAACAGCGTATCCGTTACCTGCTTTATCTACCGATGGTTTCCAAAGACGTTCATCGACATTCCTACCACCTTTTTCGTTGAGTTTCTCAACTTTTTTCATCAACCTCTCTGTAAGAGAGCCTGCTTTAGATTGTTTCTTTAATGCAGCAAATGACATTTAGTATTCTCCGTATTGTTGTATTTGTTTGGATTGTTAGTATTATAATGAATTTTCACTCCTTAGGCAAGTTATTTTCTAACTTTTCTAAAGTCTGACTTAAGGTATCAAAAAATTGATTGATATCTTGGCCAGGTTGCAATCCTAGAAACTTTGCAGATTCTAGAATATGTTCTCTCATCTCAATAGCCTCAGGATCATTCTTCTCTAACTTCAGACGAAACATAAAGTTTCTCTGTTTGTCGAGAAGTTTTTTCATATTGTTGATATGTCTACGACCTTCCTCACTATTTGGGTGAGTCTTGAAACCGTTACCAACAAGACCTTTCATAATATCCTCTTGTAATTCCTGTATCTCTGCCATAGCAGAACGAACTACTGGAGACTTGAAAAAATCACTCATTATGACATCCTGAACTACTAGTATTTATAAGGGTTTAGCGTCTTTTTATCCACCTTGGGAGGTAGAATATTCCGAAGGAAAGACCCCAGAAAATAGCTAACGCTATTATATGTAATACCCTATTAGGGTTAACTATTAAACCACAAGTAACAAGTGATATCCACAACCAATCTAAAGTACCATGAAGTCTATACCACATGTTATCACCAAATCTTTTGATGAAACCATCTCGTCTTTTGGCGAACCACGGTGATACGTGTCTCATCATAACGAAACCCTCATTGAAAAACATGAGAGTGAAACCAATCCAGAATATCATATCGGTAATTTAGACCTCGAAGTTCTCTTTAGATAGTTTAGTTCTGTAGCTTCTGCTTTGAGTTTGTCTTTAAGTGGTTTAGAAATTAACTTTCCTACTGACTCAAATTCAATATTTTTCTCTTCACAATAACTAATTATTGCCTCAATATAATTAAGATCAGAATTAAGTACAAGTTGCTCAATGTCACCTGTAAACTTATTCTGACAGAGAAATTTCTCTTGTAATAGTTCGTTAACCTCTTTCTCCATACTCACTAAGTTTGTGGGTGACGAATTCTTTGATATACTTGGTAAGAAGTTTAATATACTCACCTTTGTTGCGTTTTTCATAAACTTTAACATCTCCATTATCAGCGACCATTAAAGTCACGATCTTATCCACAGCAATGCCCGTCATTTCATAGTACATACAGGCGTATGCCGTTTCTTGCACGAAATAGTTCTCCAACCATTTCTCAGGTTTGATTTTCTTAGATGTCTTGAAGTCTATTATGGCTAACTCGCCATTATACTCTGCAATACAGTCTACTCTTCCTGCAATCCCAAAGTATTCAGAATACAGTGGTTTTTCTAGAGCATGAATATTATTTATATTATCTATAGAATCTTTTGCAGAAAGAAATAAGGCCTTAGTCGATGGCAAAACACCATCTATAGTATCTATGTCCTTATTAAGAAGATATTTTTCCACTAGATCGTGAAATCTAGTACCTCTATCTGTAGAGACTTTAGTTATCTTATTGGCTTCCTCTTCACCAATCTTCTTTCGCCAATTAATAAAAGTCTGACGATTATAAAAACTAGTTACAGAGGTGATAGAAGGGGCTTTCTTACCATTAGGAAGAGTATAGTACCTAACCCCATCTATAGTATTGGCTTCTAACTCAAAATCACCAAGTTTGTTCAAATGAGTAAACATTACAAAGATAAAGCAAGTTTGGTTACCAAGTAGTTTCTTACTAGACCAGATCGAACAATGTCATCTAAACCGAATTCAACCACACCGAAATCATCTTCCATAATCTCAATGATTCTTTTGAAATCTAAGATACCATTCTTCTCATATGATTTTGTAAGATCAGTTTGAGTAGAATCTCCACTGAAGATAATTTTACAACTATCTCCTACTCTTGTTATTATACTATCAAGTTCGTGAAAATTCAAGTTTTGCATTTCATCTACTAACACAATGCAATTATCGAGGGTTGTTCCCCTTATAAATGATGTGCTCCAGAATGAAATAGTCTCCTGAGTTTTAAGATTACCATAAAGCATCTCAAAATCACTATCAGAAGGCATTTCAAACATATATTTTACCATATTCTTGTAAGGAATTTGGTAAAGAAAGGACTTGTCTTCATGATCGCCAGGAAGAAACCCAATTTCACGAGTACTAACAAGACTCCTAACAATATATACTTTTTCGTAAGGCGTAGTTTCATCTAAAACGTCTTTAAGGGCCAAATATAGACTGATAAAAGTTTTACCAGTTCCAGCAGCTCCATAGGCAAAGATGTTTTTACCTTTGGCATAATGATCAAATAGAACCTTCTGATTGTCTGTTATTGGTTCTACATCTACTAACATGCCATTATTAATGGGTTTCTTGCGTCTCATCTGTTTCGCAGTCATCCCAACTCCAATAGGATCATTAGAGTTACTTCTCTTTTTTCTTGGCATGTTAAGTGATACCTCGGTTTGCTAAACGACCTTGAATTCCAGCTGATTTCTCAGATTTCTTTAAAATCTCATTCCAGCCTGGATGTTTATTATTCAATTTGTCACGCCATTCTCCAACTTCACCAACACCTGGCATTGTAGATGGATCTGACCAGTCTCTAACCCAATCTGGGTTATCTTCACACCACTGATCCCATTCCTTAATGCTCATTGAGACTTCTTTCTGTTCACCAGTTTCCTTATTAACAACAGGGTAAGTTGCCATTAATTCTTTTCCTCCGTACTGTGAAGAGCTTTTTCTACCTTCTCGGCAGTTTCTTTTATATTCTCAACCAAATCTTGAACTAAATTTCTATCCCAACCAAGAGCTTCAGAAACAACAGGGAACTGAGTAACAAACACATCTCTACACGCATTTGCTATTTCCATATGTTCCTTTTGAGTGCCATGTCCTGTTCTAAGTGAAATATAGTGAATCCAAGAGCGGCAAGAACCCGTCATATAGATTCTAGTTGGTGTTGCAAGAGGTAATACCATTCTGGCACACTCCTTCGCCACACCAGACTCCAGCATCTGATTATATAGGGATTCACAAGAACTGAACAAAGTCTGAGTTTGTTTCTCTATATTCTGTTTTATAAAGGGATCCAAGTCATCAGTAGAATTCTGACGATTCTTTGTATCCTGTCTACGAAAATCTGGTATAGGAATCTTACCTAATGCCTGACTATCTGCGTATCTTTGAGAAAACTCCTGAAAAGTAAAAGATCTATGACGTAATATCTGTGCTGCAATAGCACGAGTAGTCTCAATCTCTAATGTCATTGAAGATTGTTCAAATACCGACCAATGTTGATGGTTAATACAGTAATTAAGTAAACCTGCAAACTTTTCATTGTCCTGATTAGATGGATTAGATACTCTGGCAATATAAGCCATCGTCTTCTCCGCATCAGGAGTGATGCTTACTAAAGATACGTTCATAATTCTTCTATTTGGTCACTATAAGTCACTTTTTCTTTTGGCCATACCTGTTTTGGATAAGTATAAGCATCTGGGTCAGAATATACTTCCGCTTCCAGAGCATCAACAAGAGATTTTAAATTCTTATAAATTAGTTTTAACTTTTGTCTATCCATTTTTAAATGTAGTAATTGAAATTAATTACACACCTACGTAAGGTATCAGTTGGCGTACATCCAGCGTGCTTGATGTTAGAATCAAATACTAACATACGATTAGCTATACTGTCAACCTTTGTACCATCCTCAAATTCAGTGTAACCATTATTAGTATTCACATAATAGATGGAAGTTATGCAATCGTCAACGTCTGTATGAAAACCAAATTGAACCCTTTCAGGTGTTTCCATATTTAGATTGGCCTTAATCCTGACAAATGCAACTGCTCCCAATTCATTAATAATAGGAGCAAGATCATAAAAGAACTTGCTCCTAGGTTCAAATTGATGATAAAAAACATGAGTAAACTGATGGTGGCCATCGCCAGGAATATTAATTCCATTGGAAAATGTCCAAGTAAATTCATCATTCTCCATCATAGTCCTTTGAAGTAGACTATGATCCTGAGAACTTAAGAAATCATCAATTACCTTCAGCTTCATCAGCTTCTTTCAACAACTGCGACACATATTGTTCTGTGCCGTCCATAGTTTTTACTGCAAATAGGTTAGATTTCATATATTTCTTAGTCTTCTTATACTTCTTAATCAATTTCTTATATTCCTCAGCATTCATCTCTACCTTACCTGTATTGGTAGGATTTTCCTGTCTCACTTCATCCATTTTTC